TGTTAATAAGAAATCAAAAAAAACTGTTCCCAGATCAGTATATACTGAATTTATTATATGGAAAATCAAAGAAGCAAGAAAAACTAATCCCAAACTTACCAATAAACAATATATGAAGATTGCCGCAAAAGCATGGCAACCATGGAAAAATACTTATGTAATTAGTGAAGATGATATGGAACCGGATATTGAACAAATTTGGGATGATTACAGAAATGCTTATACAACCAAATCGATTGAGAATAATAGTGAAGATGAAAATAATAGAGAAGATGAAGATAATAGCGAAAATAAAAATAATAGTGAAGATGAAGATAATAATTCCAAAAAAAGTAAACCACCGCAAAACGCTTATACACAATTTATTGGACCCGAACTAAAACGACAGCAAGAATTACATCCAGGTCTTTCTCAAATAAAATATATGGCATTGTGCGCTCAAGCATGGAGAGATAATAAAGAACGATTGAACCAATCACATTAATTTTTTAAAATATGTGATTTTGAATAAATAATTATTAAAAATAATCAATTGATTATTTTTAATAATTTTAATAAAAAATTGAAAAATAAACTGCCTAGGTAAAAACGTTACTATATATAAACAAATCGGGGCTCTATTGGCTACCCATGGAATTATTCATAGAATAATGTTCTCAGTGAGAACTGTCGGATCCGAATGACTAATCCATTTACCAATAGAATTACCCGCCCAAAATAAAGTTAAAAACAAAGTTAACAAAATTAAAAATAAACTTCAAAACAAAGTTCAAAAATAAAATTAACAAAATTAAAAATAAAGCTTAACAAAGTTAATAAACTTCAAAGTAAAATTCAAAAATAAAATTAACAAAATTAACAAAATTAACAAAATTAACAAAGTAAAGTTCAAAAATAAAACTTAACAAAGTTAATAAACTTCAAAATAAAGTTCAAAAATAAAGTTAATAAACTTCAAAATAAAGTTCAAAAATAAAGTTAATAAACTTCAAAATAAAGTTCAAAAATAAAGTTAAAAAAAGAAAAAATAAATTGTTATTGGCCGATGCTTAAAAAGCAACCCTGAATAATAATTTTATACAAAAAAAACAACATTAAAAAAAGAAAAAATAAATTGTTATTGGCCGATGCTTAAAAAGCAACCCTGAATAATAATTTTATACACAAAAACAAAGTTAAAAAAAAAAGAAAAAATAAATTATTATTGGTCGATGCTTAAAAAAGCAACCCTGAATAATAATTTTATACACAAAAACAAAGTTAAAAATCCAATGATTAAATATCATATTGCGAATTTATTAAACTATATCGTATTAATCGTTTACAAAGAGTCGAGTATAAAAATCGTTAACGAGCAGGACCAAGTACCGTACCTCGTTATTTATACCATATTGCACGTCTGACGATTACGCGTAATATTTGGTATAACATACTCTTTAGGTTCGCACGAACCACTTTTTGTATCTCTTTTTTGATAATACTTCGGTATTGTCTCAAAAAGAACTAGTCTCGCAAGGGACGTACGATATTAATAAATCGCACTATTATTACGATTAACCAAAAAAAGTACAATGTTGTCCTAAAAATGGATAACATAACTCTACTATTTCAAGAGTGCAAAATTAATGCACCATTACTTCAAGAGTATTTTTGTTAAAAAAAAACAAAATTTATTAGCACAACAATTTTCAGACCAGTAGTTGGTCAGTTAATCAATAATAATAGATAAAATTGCTATGAATCATTTATTAAGCGCCAATTTCAAGAGGAATAAAAAATTATTCCCACATCAAAAATATTCATAGCTATTCATAATAATTCATAACCTGGATAATAATGCGCAATTTATCTAGACGTTCAACAGATCCCTTAAGATCGCATTGGATAAAATAATTTAAATTTCAAAATAAAAATATTTTAAATTTAAATTGGATAAAAAATATAATCATGTTGCTATTTTTATTAAATATATTTTGTGTTTATAAATCCGCCATTTATATATTATGATGCCAATTTGGTTTGGTAAAAATTTACTCTCCTATAAAAAATTTTAATTCACAATATATATTAGAATATTAAAATGGCGAACAATTTAGTACAAATTATTTTCGAACAGTTCCTTGACATTGTCGAAAGATTATCCGTAAAATCCTGTCTCAATTTCAACGAGTGCGATTTCGAATATAGAGTCCGTGAACTGGTCAACCACCGTCTTATTGATGTTATATATGTTGTTGAAGATAAATGTGGTAGACGTCGCGATGTTCTTGTAACAATTGATTTTACCAATATTTGTCTTGAAGATTTAACATTATGTAAATGGGTAGACTACTTGGAAAAATTGGCATTGGAATTCATTAGCGACATTTGCCCCAAAAAATTGGTTATAGTAAAAGATGAACCAAGAAAATGTAGAGTCCAGCCACCTAAATGGGAACCTTTTCCATGCAGAAATATTACTACAGTCATCCGTAAAAAGAAACCTGTTCCGAAAACTCCAGACTGCGAAATCATCTTCGAAAAGGAATGCGAATGTTTCCCGGTATGTAAACGTGAACCCTGTGTACCCAAACAACAAATTGTTATTAAATACGAAGACGAAAAACCATGGAAATGTGGTGATTTTAGTATATTGGTGGATGACAGTAAACACGCGAAAAAACACGATTGGAAATCACACAAGGGACACCCCGATTTTAATAATCACGTATGGAAACCATGCTGTAATGGAAATTGCCAGGGATCCGAAACAGTTGCTGCCCATCATTAATAAAATAAATTATTTAATCATAAATTATTTTATTATTCAAGTTTATTTTGGTTGAGTTTATCATTGATATATTTAACTATTTCTGGTGTTGAAAATCTCATTGCAAAATCAATTGGTTGTTTATCATGTACATTATTACATTCCAGTTGCACATTTTTATCAATGATATACTTAATCATATTTGGTTTGGAATATCTTATAACAAAATGAATCGGTCTCCATTTTTCACAATCGTCACATTCCAAATTAACGTCATTATCGATAATATATTTAATCATATTTGCGGGTAAATATCTAATTGCTAAATGTATTGGACGCCATTTTTCATTTGTTTCTGTTTCTAAGTTGATATTTTTATCAATAATATATTTGACAATTTCTGGTGTCGAATATCTAATAGCCAAATGTATAGGTCTCCATTGTTCATTATCCGCACATTCTAAATCAACACCACTGTCAATAATATGTTTTGCTATTAATTGTGTTGAATGTTTAAGAGCAAAATGAATTGGTCTTCTATTTTCTTTATTATTACATTCAAGATTAATTTTTTTATTTAGCAAATATTTGATTGTTTCTGGGGATGAATATCTAATAAAATAATGGATTGGTCTCCATTTTTCATCATCTTCGCATTCTAAATCAGTTGCATTATCAATAACATGTTTAAGTACATTTTTGGGTGCTTTTTCCACTAATTTAGCGAATAATTTATTGTTGTATAATTTATTGATATCCAAATTTTTATAACCCAATAATTTTTTGTATTCCCTATTTCGAATAATATTTACAAGTTCTTCCGAATCACTCATTATAATTTACAATAATAAATTATAATTATGACAACAAACAACAATGGCTTTCAAAAAATTGAAAATATTAATAACAGAATATATCGAGTTTATTCGTTTAATTAAGTATTATATATACGTCATGGAACAAACTAATACGGAACAATGTTTTGACTTAATAACTGACCGATTGCAAGAAATAATTGGTATGGATGATCTCAAAAAAATTATAGAAGAGCGACCTCCAAAAATATATTTTGGAACAGCACCAACTGGACGAATTCATATTGGCTATTTAGTACCCATGTTAAAAATTGCCGATTTTCTTAGGGCTGGATGTTATGTCAAAATATTATTTGCTGATTTGCATGCTGTTCTGGATAATCTTAAAAGTACAATCGAATTAGTGGAAATGAGAACTATCTATTATGAAAAAATGATCAAAATAATTTTAACAAATCTTAACGCACCACAGGAAAAATTAGTATTTGTCAGAGGTACCGAATTCCAATTAACAGCCAAATACACTATGGACATATACAAAATTTCGACACTTACCACAATCCATAATACCAAAAAGGCTGGTGCGGATGTTGTAAAACAAACAGATAATCCTAAAATAAGTGGATTGCTTTATCCAATACTACAAGCTTTGGATGAAGAATATTTAGACGTTGATATTTCTTTTGGTGGTATGGATCAACGAAAAATATATACGTTTGCAGCGGATGTACTTCCACTCATTGGCTATAAAAAAAGAATTCATTTAATGAGTCCAATGTTAACAGCTATTAATGCTATGCCACCAAATACAACTGAAACATTGGGAAATATTTCTGATACAAAAATGAGTTCATCAAATTTAAATTCAAAAATTGATATGCTTGATAGTAAAAATGAAATTAAAAAGAAAATTAATCGTGCATACTGCTTGGAAGGAGATATATCATTTAATCCAATCATGGAACTAACCAAATTTATAATTTTTCCATTGGTTAAAAATTGTAAATTAAATTCATTTGTTATTAATCGTCCCGAAAGATATGGTGGAAAAATTATATATGATACATATCAACATTTAGAACTGGATTTTATTGAAAAAAAATTGCATCCACAAGATTTAAAACTAGGAATTATTGATTGTTTGAATAATTTTATGGAACCGATTAGACAATATTTTTCTGGTAATGCTGGTAATGATACAACAAAAATTCTTCAATTGGCCTATCCAGTTATATAAAAAAATTAAAACTATAAAAATTACTCAATAAAAAAATAGTTTATCGTTAACCAATTATATGTTATAATTAGTTAATGATAAAATTTTAATCTGGTGTGCTATGCATGGTGGGAATATTTTAAAATTCTTGCAATAGTATAGATAATCAGAATGTGGAATAGTTGCTGTTGCGAAAAAAAGAACCCCTGTTGCGAAAAAAAGATCGTTTGTTGTGAAAAAAAGACTTCTTGTTGCGAAAAAAAGACTTGTTGCTGTGAAGCCAATCCTTGTTGTGAGACACCATGCATGACAGATTGTTTAGCTAAGCAAATTGAATGTTTGTGGAAACAAGCCTTCTGTGATGCCACTATATTGCCTGAACTTGGTGTACCATCATGTGCTTGTGGTGTTATGACTTTGACTCATAATTTGGGAAAATGTGTACCAAAAGTCAAAATTAATGGTCTTACATCTTTATCCATACTGGCTAATAATGCGTTTTATTCCGCTGAAGTCAGTTGTGGAAAATGGCTTAATTTATACCAAATCCAAATTCCTGATATTCCCGGTAAAAATGGTTGTAAGTCTAGCGGTGAAGTTTATAATGAAGCATTGGTCAAATTGGGAATTTCCATTGAAGGTGATCATTATAATTGGAAAGGAACTTGTCCGCATATGTTAGCAATAAATTCTAAAGCAATTGGTATGCATCCATGCGAATTCACCAAAAAACAAATTGCTGCAATCAAAGCGGTTTTGGAATATTTCAATAATTCCTGTTGTTAAATAATAATTTTTCTCCAAAAAAAATAGTTATAAAATATTTTGTTACTATGTAATAAAATATTTTAACAAAAATACAGTACAACAAACCTAATTTCTTAAACATTATATGAAATGTTTAGTGCATCAATGAATTCGATAATTCTGATGCGATGACCCAATTTAATGATCTGCAAATAATCAAGATCACTTGTGGTAAGTTTTATTAGTGAGAAACCAGTTATTCCATGATACAAAAACATTTGTTCATACTCATTCATTTCAATAAATTTCAACCATTTTATCACATCACGATTGGTCCAATATTTTGGTTGAATATCCCACAAATAACTAAATTCATTTATCTGTTTCTGATTTGGGAATTCTGAAATATTAGAATTCATTTCAAATAGCTGAAAATTATTGCTAGGAGTTGTAGTCGTAATTTCGTAAGGGGGTAATTTTTCTTTTGTTTTTTTGCTGGTTTTTTTCTGTGATTTTTTCATGGCATTTTTTTTCTCTTTCAACATTTGGTTCATTTGTTCTAATCTTATTTGGGAACCAAAATTACTATTACTTTTTGTTAACCTTGCATTATCACATGGTGGTATATCTTTGGTTCCTGATGCGGATACTGTAAAGAATTTATTACGGTGTTGTTTTTTATTTCTTTTATCATCTTGGATAAATTTATTTTCATTGAATTTGTTCAAAAATAAATTCTGCTCCGTTTTATCTGATATATCATCAGTTTTACCTTTTTCACTAAATATAAAAGCAGGACCAACACTTTTTCTTTTATAATATTCCAAATTGGCGGGTTCTAAATCAGGCGGTTCTTGTTCTCTCAATATGTCAGAATCCTGGAAAATAATACGAGGACTATCAAGTTCCGACCAAACATTATTACTTCCGTATGATGTTGTGGAATCGGTCGATTCGTTGACATAAAAAGTTTGTATCGATTCAACCGATTCAATACGTTCTTGTAGTTCGATTTGGCGTGATGTGCTACCCTGGATTTGTAATTCATATGATATTTTATACAAATCACTTTCATCAATTATTGTCCATTCTTTAATCATTTTAAGAATATCTTTGTTTGTTTTCCTAGAATTGCGTGGTATGACAGATTCAAATAAATTAGCCGCACCAACCAGCATTTTATATATTGTAATATCAATAAATCTATCTGTTGGATTAATTAGTTCAGGTTGTAACATTTTATCCAAATCACTCAAAACCAATCCAGTATATGGAATATACTCTTTTTTATCCTTAATGATATTCCTATAATATGAAAATCCATGAAAATACGAAATAATTTTTTCCAACTGGTGAAATTTAATAGTATGTTTTTCGCCATCTTCCCATAAATATTTGATACGTTGAATAGTTCCGTCATTTAAACCCGAAATTATCGCAAATACAGCATCAAAATTATTTGTTTTCAAAAATAATTCGGCAATTTTGAGAATTTTTTTAATGGTTTTAATTTGTTTTTTTTTGGTATTATTTTTCATTAATATATCTACTGGAACCAGATTATAAAGTTTGTTAGACAGTTCAATTAATTCTCCCAAATGATTTGATGTTTTATGATTAACAAGATAGTTAACAAATTCAATATAGCGTAAATGCTTTAGTATATCAATGTAATAATTATTAATTGTGTTAACGAATGCACTTACTTTTAAATCACAAATAGATTTTTTTGGTGATTTTTTTAGAGACAAATATGGTATTTCCATAAAATCTACCGATGTATATTTTTGGGAAAAATGATCTTTGAGCATAGATCTTCTTTTAATGAAGCGCAATGATTCTAAACTTGATGTATCCAATGATTTAGATTTTGTCAAACCCACATTAATTAAATCAATATACTTTCTATTTTCAATCTTGTGTTTTGATAATTTTTTTACCAGTTTGAGCTTATCACTAGTATTTATACATAGATAACCGGTGAGACCAATTTCCAAAAATCTCATGATATTATTTTTCGTTATTCCCACCACAGAACCCCTGGGTTTTATCGGTCCAGAATCAATCGAACTATACAATTCAATCCATATCGATATAATTAATCTTCCAAGTTTAAAAACTGGGGAAATATTATGAAAATCAGTTTGGTCCTTCATGGTACCATTTTTTATGATATTTTTGACAAACTCTTCTATTGTTGTTCTATGGCAAATTTGTTCTTCCATTTTATGGAAAAGCTATTATATTTACTGTTTTAAAGAGTGTGATAATGGTTTAAACTTTCAATTTTCTATTAAAATTAATAAAAAATTGAAAACAGATTAATTTACAACGAACGATAATATAAACTAAAAGATTATTAAAACATATATTATGAGTGAAGATATTAGGACTAAATTAACAGAAGCAAAGCGAAGGCATTGCGTTGATTCCAAATATGCTGTCCATCATATTGGACACAAACGGTGGGATATTATTTCTAAAAATATTGGTTCAGATATAGAACTTTGGAGAGGTCTTTACGAAAAAGGTAAAATACGTTCATCCAATAATGGTATACAATTCAATAAAAAAAATATTACATCACTTGCTGAAAACGACACCAAAACATTTATATGTTGCGGTGAAGAAATTTATTTAAGCATAAGACCAGATTTAATATCCAAAGAAATTATTCATAATGAAACACCAATAAAAGTAAAAAAAATTAATAATAAAATTAAAAAAAAAGGCAAAACCGCACCCATTAATAAAGCAGAAAAAATTAAACAAGAAAATATTATCAGAAAAATTAAATCGGATGTTGATTCTTTACTTAAATCAATTACATACGAACCATATATTGCTAAACAAATCGTATTCACGGGAAAATATATAGAACTGGTATTAGTTAGAATGATGGTACAATGTCGCAATATTTGTTTGAAATTTGATAGTGCAATGAAGCATCTAACAACTAAATCGGCATCCAAATATACACCCAAAAAAGAAATTATTGAATTTAGTCGTATTGTTGATCGTTATCGTAATGAACTAACTGAGCTAGTAGTTGGATTTAACAAAATTATTAATGAGAAACAAAATTGTTTAAGTATATCCAAAACTTGTTTGTCCGATTTAATAAATTGGGTCGCATATGCGAAACAAATAATAAATTTTACTGCTACAGATGTTATTATAAAAAAGCCAGAACTAATATTTAAGACTATTTATGATGGTATGCTTGAAGAAAAACAAGCCGATTTGTATCAATCACAAAAAGAAATATTAGAATTTGTGACAACAAATGAAAAATACCTTGCGCTCGTTCATACAATGCTTGGTTCTGGTAAAACATCAATGATTTTGCCATTATGTGGATGGTTATCAGTTAACAGGAAAGATGATACTAAATTAATATTTTGTTGTCCGAATGATGTAGTACTTTTGGAAGTAGCACATATGGTTTATGGAATGGGTATTCCATTTGGTATTGTTATCCATGACCAAAAGGAAAATAAATTGGAATATAAATGGTCATCGTTTATTGATAAACACCGACCCAAAAATTCTGCTATTTTATATTTGTGTGATATATTTGTTGCTAGAAAACTTTTGGAAGAACGTCTTGGTTTTTTACAGGAAAAACAGATGTATTTAATGGCAAATAAAAGAGATCCAACCAATTATCCATTAACTGAACAGCGTGTTCCATATGTTCCCGATTATATTTTAATGGGTGATGAATTAACAAAAGACGCGGATAGCCAAAATGGTTTTATGGTTGATTCATCATTTTCAGTAACTACCGAAGTTTTTGTTGATATTATGAGAATAGCTCCACCCAAAATAATTCTTATGTCAGCTACCTTACCAACAGCAGAACAATTACCCGAGTTTTATGGTGCTATCGTTGCGGCAAATCCAGAAATGATTGTTCGCTCATTCGCATCGTCAGAAGCCAAAATAGGATGCGCACTAATATCAAGCACTGGTGAACTTTATGCACCACATATGGGTTCGCAATTTGTGGATGATATTAAACATGTTTTGTCAATAATAAAAACAAATCCTTTTGTTGGGAGATTTTATACATTTGAGATACTATTAGAAATGGTTCAACAATTCCAAAAATTATCATTACCTGTACCCGATCTTGCAGTTATGTTTGATGATCCAACAAAAGCCAACCAAACCAATATTCAACATTTTGCCTATAAATTATTGGAACAACTAATTACGATTGGTTCAGATGAAATTGTTCAACAAGCTTGTACCATGAAAAAAAGTGTTGGTCAAGGTGTAGGTGTTGATCTTAATACAATATTTACGTCGGATATACACAGGTTTAATAAAGGGTGTTTAATATTTAGTACTGATCCAGTTTCTACTGCATACCAAGTTTATCAGGCCAATTTCAATAGTTTTTTGGACCAAACTACAGACCGGGATATTTTCCAACAAGTAAGATTGGACAATATACTATTGAAATATCAAAAAGAAACAGACCTATTTGAAAAAGCACTGAAACGAATTGATGAAAAATCGGACAATGGTATTATTAAACAAAACAAAGAAAAAAATAAAAAGGAAAAAAGCAAAACGGAATCATGGCAACGAACATCGCAAATGTTAGACAATCGACCCACATGGGAATTTCCCTCTGAACTCCAATTATGTTCACTAGAGCATTTAGCAAAGGCCAAATGTACAATGATTACCAGTATTGGTGGTATGGTTGGACCAGAAGATTTACCCGATAATACATGTGTATCAGTAGATATATTAACAATGTTAGCATCTGGTATTGGAATATATTCAACAAGTTCTGAATCACTAGATGAAGAATATTTAAAAACAGTTATTTATTTAGCGAAAAAAGGATTAGTTAAAATAATTTTCACGGATAGTTCAATTGCGTACGGCACTAATTTAGCGGTATCTGATATTATTATTATCGATGAACCAATAACAGTTAGTGGTAGTATTGTTCCGTCAATTGTTGATAAACATTCCATTAAAACTATTTTCCAAATGTTAGGAAGAGCTGGACGTGGTGGTAATCTTTCGTACGAAGCTAGAATATATACTACATCCAATGATAATAATTTAATTGATCGGATTCAATCATATATTCGAGGAACTCTAGATGAAGGTTGTAAAGATGAAATTATTAATATTCGTCGAGCTTTCGAAATACTATGGAGCTAATACATAATAATTATTAATAACAATATATTGCAATATATTTTTCTAGATTGGTTTCATATAATTCTTCGTAAACTCCTAATTTAGAATAATAATTATGTTTATTATTAAGAACTCTTCCATCAATTTTTCCATTATATTTTCTCCATGAGACATTATTG